CCTGTAATTGTGATGTCACCACCAACAATCTTAATAGATGATAGTTCAGAGATACTAACAGTACCAACGAAACTAATAGCACCAGTTCTGTTGAAGATAGTAACAAAGTTACCAACTTTAAAGTCACCAAACTCGTTAGTACCTGATGTATAAACTTGTCCGAATGCTTCTTCTGCAGCTTCGTATGCACTACCTAAACCAAATCCACCGTTCTGAGGTAGAGCAGCATATGTGTTACCAGATCCAGAAAATTCCCAAGTGTGTGATGAGGAGTTAACAACAGATGGTCTATGGAATCTAATTGTCTTATTAACAAGACTACTCAAATTACCATTAGCATAACTGTATACTGTACTTGTACCAGTATCAGTAAAGTCCATTGAACGGTTGGTTGTTATCTTAGCAACAATCTGAGTACCAGGAGCACCACTAATAACCTCTGTTTCAAGAATGATATGCTCTATTGCAGGATCAGTAGGGGATGTAGAATCAATTCTAATGATATAATCTTCAACAGGGATGTTGGTTAATGTTGTACCAGAAACCTGAATAACTTGTCTACCAGTTTCAGTTCCATTTCCATCAAGTTCATTAGTAACACTATCAATAACACCAACGTCAAATGAATATGCTTCTGCTCTGAATCCAGTAGCACGTAGAGAGTATGTTCCGAAGTTGGATGCAGAGTTGGTTACAGAAGCATATCCACCAGACTGACATACGATACCATCTTGACAGAAGATAGCGAACACAGAAACCAACTGGGTGTAACCATCGTTGGTAACGTTGTATGCAGTACCACCAAAACAAATGATAGTAAATGCGTTTGCAACCATCGACTTACCTTGTGGGTCGAACTGTGCAACTGTGTTACCTTGTGCGTTCAGTTTTAAACCAGGTCTAGGTACGTTTGGAGTCGCAACTTTAGCACCATCAATATCACAACCAGAACCACCAAGGAATGATATAAGTGAAGAGTTCTGAATGTAAGGAGATGCTTCAATAACTGGAAGATCTAAGAATACATTAAGTAGTGGGAAACTATACTTGTTACCATCTTGTTCAGAAATAAGTGGATCAGGATTTGTTACTGTTCCACTGTATAGAGATGCACTAGAAAGAACGTTATCTAATATACCCCAGTTTGTAGTCAATGCAGATACAACGTTAGCACACTCAGGTGCAGATGAATCTACTGTAATAGAACCATTTGAGGTTGGAATTATTTGTGAATAGAAACCTGGTTCAAGGTTGTTTCTAATTGCTAGAATTGATAACTCTTTTGCGTATGCAAAAATAGCACGAGTGTAATCTACTTCTTCAGTAACATGTGCAATTGCACCAGAAGCGATATACTTATTAGCAGCTTCAACTGTCTTAGAGTTTCCACCATATCTTAAATCATATTGGAATGATCTAAGAACATGTAAGATGTCATCTATACATTGCTGATCTCCAGTTGAGAATGTTCTGGTTACAGCATCTAAGTTACCGTAGGAACCATCTGTACCAAGTGCAGTTGTAACTATACCGAAATATGTGTCTATTGCAGATACTACATCAGCACATGTAGGTTCAGTTGCTGCTGTATCTGTGGCATGAGTTAGACTATCATTGACGATTGCTTGTTCAATAATAGAGAATAGAGTGTCAATAGTTGACTTAGGAGTTGCACAACCACCAACGTCAACTGTGATTGTTAAATCTTTAGTTTGATCTAAACCATGGAAACCTTTAACGTTAACAGTTTCGTTAGCAATTACTTGTTGTGTAATCTCACTTGCTAGTTCAAATACTGCACGTGCTTGGAATTCTTCTCCATCTACGTAAGTAGTTCCAACATAGTAACCTGCATGATCGTAGACCATATCGTTACCACCATTAACAAGGTTGTATGCAACTGCTCTTAAAACATCTGAGCAGTCATCTTTACAATCTTTAGGGTGATTAGGAATTGTGAAATCAGGAGTAAGTATTGGATCTGTTGTTCTAGGATATTCCTTAGTACCACCACTACCATGAGTACAACTTAACTGTAATGATTCAGGTGAAATTCTAACTACAGATGTTGCGTAAGTAACGCTATTATTTCCAGCACTGCTGAATGTCCATGTACCACCAGCACCTGTGCCAATGTAAACATCAAATGTGTTGGTAGTTACATTGAATAAGTTAATCCACTTATTTTGATAAGATGCTGCTGGTAGAGCACCCTGATTAAATGTAGCGGTACTTGCTGCTAGTTTAACCTGATCACCTGGTTGGAAACCATGATTATTAATGGTTAGTGTTAGGATACCCAACGTTGGGTTGTATGCAGCACCAGTAGGAGTATGTGTAGTAGGAGCACTTAAATTATTAGCACCAATATCTAATACTAAATCACCAGTAGTAGGATTATAAGAACCTGCACTAGGTCTGTAGTTTTCTATGCTAGAAGCGGTTGCTCTCTTAATACCGTTTGTGGTTGCACTTATGAATGTATGTGCATAGTTACCACCAGTAATAACTGAGTTGTTTAAAGCAGATTGGAATTGATGAGCAGTCTGGTTAGAAGAAATACCAACGTCAAGAGTAATTGTAGTTCCAGTTACTGATACAATAGGAACTGCAGTCTGATAAGACTTATCACGTTTTTGAGTTATTGTATTAGGTAGAGCAGATACAAATGTATGTGCATCAGTATTAGTAGATGGAATTGTAGATAAAACTTGAACATCAAATGTTGTTGAAGTTACATTGAAAACCTTCTGCCACTTACCTGCAATATGATCAGTTGCTCTTGGATATGCTTTAATTGCTGCAGCACCAGTTGCACCATTATATCCACAACTAAATGAGATAGCACCTTCAGCAATCTTGATCCAGTCACCGTCTCTCATACCATGAGCAGTAGTGCATGTAATACTCATGATACCTGTGTTAGGATCATAAGTTGTACCTGTAGTTGCAGTGTGTGAATCTATAAGAGTTCTTGGATAAGCATGTTCTGTTGCGTTACCGTCTTCAGCACACTTAAATGTTATTGCACCGTTAGTTAACTGAACATGTTCTTTAACATGCTTCAGACTATTAGCAGTTGCAGATACGAATGAGTGAGCATCATTAACTGATACTGCAACACCACCAGTACAAGAGAAGTCAAATGTATTTTGAGTTACGTTCCAAATGTTTAACCACTTACCATCAGCATACTGACCTGCCTTAGGGTAAGATTCATTACCACCGCCATTATATCCACAAGACATTTGAATACTACCTTGTGCAACATTAATCTTCTCTCCTTCTTGGAAACCATGATTAGGAACAGTTACAGTAAATACACCAGTGCTAGTGTTTAATGAAGCATCAGTAACTGTATGTGATGTAGCACCCTCTAATTGATGGTTACCTATAGTAACCTCCATAAGACCTGTTGTAGGGGTGTATACAGCGTTTGTAGGAGTGAATGTGAGAGGAGGTGTAGGACCTACATCAATCGTAAATGAATTCTGTGTAACATTACCAATACTCTTCCAAACATTAAGTGCAGGGTCTGTTGCTCTTGGATATGTGTGCTTGGAGAAGTTGTCATCCATATCACAAGTAAAGGTCAATGAATCTTGTAAGACCTGTACTTTTTCTCCTACAGTAAATCCATGGTTAGGAATTGTAAGAGTTAAGATACCTGTGATTGGTTCGTATGCTGCACCAGTTGCGGTATGCTGAGTGAATCCAGTATCAACATAAACTGTTGCTCTTGTTACAGCATTAGTATTGGCACTTGACCATGTATGTGTACTAACATCAGTCTTTGCTTTACCAACATTAAGTTTAATATTATTAGCGTCAATTTTTTGTACGTTGATCCACTTATTATAGAATGGGTCAGTTGTACGAGGATATGATTTGATAGATGCATTACTATCACTAGCACATGTAAATTTAATTGATTCTGTTGCAAGTTGTACCTTGTCTCCGTCTTCAAATGGATGAGCATTGATAGTCAAAGTCATGTATCCAGTTAACGGTTCGTAAGCACCTCCACTAGGTGTGAACTGATAAGTAGATACTCCTTGGAATGTATGAGGACTTGTGTTTGTTGGAGTTGTACCATTCAACGCATTGATAGTAATGTTATTACCAGATACTGCATCAATAGGAACATCAGTAAGAGATTGTAAGAAACGTTCTACTGCTTCTTCAGATATAAATTTATTGTTAGCATTAATTAAATTACCAGCATCATGTACTAGATTAGGAACCTGTCCATAGGTTGCTCTATCTAATGTAATTGTAGTATTATAAAACTGTGAATGAGTTGTATGTGGGTGTCTTAGAATCGGTAGGTTACGAATTACCTTAGCAGCATATGCTTTAGCATTATTAAATGCAGCAACATACTTACTCTGATTACTTGTGGTTACTTCTTTAAGGAAGTAATTAGCAGCATCATATACTCTATCATTACCACCCCATTTAAGGTTATGGTAAAGTGATTTTTGTAAGAAATCTTTGATGTCATCAGTACATGCTGTATTACCTGTAGGTATACTGTAACCAGTATCAGCAACCATCTTCTCAACAGCTACCTCGGCGATCATCTCAGCATTAGCAGCGATTAAATCAGCAGCATCACCTTGTTTGTAACCTGCAACTGGACGACTGTTTGGAGTTCTAAATGGTTTTCTTATATCTTGGAATGTACCATCAGTTCCAGTGGTTCCAGTAGTAAGGGTTGTTTCACCTAGATCTAATATAAATGTTCTGTAATCATATACCTCATGTATTGCCCATGTACCATTAATAGCAGCAGTAGAACTACCTGCAATCTTAATACCTGCAGAAACACCAACGTTAACAGTAACAGTTCCAGATGCATCTACAGCTTTGATTGGTAGGACAGCACCGTATGCAGGATCTGTTGCTCTTGGATAGGTGTGAGATGTATTATGATTATCTCTAGAACATGTAAAACTAATAGCACCATTAGCAATGGTCAATGTATTAGCAGTAGTGTAACTGTGTGCACCGATTGTTAATACAAGATCACCTGTAATAGGATCATATGTTGCATCAGTTACGTCTTTCTGAACACTACCCTGTGTGATAGTAATAGCATTACTTGCTGTACCACCATTGTAGATGTGATTATGATTTTGGAAACCTTCAAATATATTATGTCCAGTGTTTACCTTAATAGTAAGTTTATTATATTCAGTAGACCACTCAGTAATAGGATGTGTATATGTGTCACCTAGTGCTGAGAATGTTGTAGGACCTACAACAAGAGTGCTGTTTCTAGTAGAAGATTTTTCATAATGTGATTTGACATATCCGTATGCTTCTTGTGCAATAAATTCTTGGTTTTGTCTAATTGATTCAGCACCATCTCTAAACCTATCAGTCTGAGATATCTTAGCAAATCCATAAGGAGAGTTTCTAAGAGATGCTAAAACATAGTTACTTGTTGAAATAACTGACTGGTTACCAGTTGGATTCAATGCTGATGAGAATACACTAGCTGATCCTCTTATAACAAACTGTATTGAGTAACCATCAGCACGTTCGATACGATGAGTGATATACTTTCTACCATTAAAATCACTGATATTATCTAAGATACTGACTGTAGATCCACTAGCAGTAGCAGTGTTTGTTGTTGATTGTATATCAGCAACCTTAAGTACAAATGTTATCGTAGTATTGGAACTATTATATCTTGCATATCCCATACCCAATGCAGTATTGCCAGGTAGAGTTGGAGTGCCAGATCCCAAACTAAAATTGTCAATATGATATGTCTTGCTTAATGCTTCAGATCCAGTTCCACCGAAGTTAAATTTAAGACCACATTCTCCAAGAGAAATCCAGTTACCAAATAATGCAGTAGTTAAACCATTATCTACAGTGCTTAAAGTGACTGTAACTATACCACTTGCAAGAGACCAAGATGAGTTTACAGAACCTCCAAAGTTAACAGCAGAACTTTGGAATCCATACATGAATACTTCCTGACCAACTTCGTAGTCATGATAAGCAGTAGTTCCAAGAGTAAAGATAGGACCTAAGTATGTCTGCTGTGTTGCTAGAGATGTATCCATCGTGGTGATAGATAACAACTTAGTAGCATCCTCGAATCTTTGATATCCTAAACCTGTACTAGTAATAGGTAAAGTTACAGGATCATCATTACCCTGAGCATCTTTGTTTAATGCGTTAGCAGCAGATGCTGCCAATCTAATCCAGTTAGCATTTTCTCTATAGACATAATAAGTAGTTCCATCTACAAGACCAGCGATGCCACCCATCTTGCTCTCACGATATACTACACCATCACCATTTGCATATTGATGAGTTTCAATAAAGATATTGTTACTCTCTGGCATAATTTTACCAGTAGTAAACAAATGAAGTTTAGTGTCTGGAGATACTCCAGTTATATCTTTTCTACCTGTGGTTGAAGTGATCGTAGTAGCGTTCAACCAGTTATCAAATAACTGAATACTATTAGCATCAACAAACCTTACATAGTACGCTGTACTGTCGATTAAACCGCCTAGAGCAGTAGTGTTTTCATCTTTCTGATAATATACCTGATCACCTGTTTTTAAGGTATGACCAGTGATTGTAATGGTATCAGTGGTAGTATTAACTTTAGTAGAATCAGCAGAGAATGCAACTGTTTCTCTTTCTGAATTTACTGTGTGTTGATAGATCTGGTTAGAGATAGTCTCTAGTTCAGGTCTTAATGATTCAGCATCAACAACGTCAAATCTATCTGATACACCCGCGTTGTTAAGGTCAGTAATAATATTTGCTGCAACATTATCATAGAAAACTTTTTCAGCGTCTTGGAATACATCATTGATACCTGATGTAATAAGGATTGTTACGTCACCTGTAGAATATGGTGATGCAACAGGACCTGTAAAGTTGACAGTTTGAACTGTACCAAGTGTACCAGATGATCCACCCTGTACAAAGTCTCCAACGTTTAGAGTTACATTGTCTCCTGTGTGGTTATTAAATGTAATTTTGAATATGTTATCACCACGAAACTTGTCACCAGGTATTGATGGAATCTGTCCCAACTCTGGTTCGTAATATAATCTCTGTTTGTCATCAAATACAAACGCATACTTCCAAGTATGAATTACAGTACTCTGTGGATCTGATGGGTTTTGTAGTGCGTCTCTGAACACAACACCAAAGATGTATGTTTCATTAGACGCTTTGACCATATGACGGTCTCTATTAGCTGGTCTAAGAATTACTCTTCTTAAGTTGTCACCAACAAGTGAACAGTTTCTAGGAAGTGATATTGGGTTATCTTCTAGATACTCACCACCAGATACAATAAGTGTTACGTATTCATCACTTGGATCTGGAGTTGCTTTCTGCAATCCGTAAGCAATCTGTGCTGCTTTCTTAACTGTTTTAACTGGTCTAGCAGCTGAACGACCATCATTTAGATCACTACCAATAGTCTGTGATACGTATACACGACCACCAGTGTCATTAGTAGCAACTTTATATACAAAATCAGTGGTAGCAAGTCTCCTAGACTGATCAGTCAGAGGAGGAGTATCAGCAGTAGGATAGAATGTAGTTCCAAAAGTAGGACTTGTAACGTCTGTGTCTTCAAAGTTAACTAAGTTTGGAGCACGAAGATCCAATGAAGGGTTGATAATCGTTTGAATATCTAAGTTAACAACCTGTGCAGTATCAGAAATGATAGAACGAGTAGTTCTGATCTGACCCTCTACATCGAGCTCATACTGTGGATCTGTAGTATTAACACCAACTCTAATATTGTTCTGAGGGTTTAGATTCATGAACAACGCATCTTTCTCGTTGGCATCAACGCCCACAGACATTTCTATAGAACTGTCAGCTTGAATACTTAAAGATCTTACCCTTTTATATGCTAGTGTATTACCTGCAGTAATTACACCTAAATTTGAACTAGTAAATTGAAGATTATCGTCGTCTACCTTACTTACAGTATATTCTCCACTTGCTTCACCACCAGATGTGAAGTCAAGATATAATTTTTCATTACCAATAAACCCATGTGCAACCGAAAGAATATTAACAACACCAGAAACCGTCCTACTATAAGTGGCATTTACCCAATTACCTGTAGCTTTAGTACCAGATGCTTGTATCCTTTGCTGGTCGGAATTTATCTTAATTGCCATTAGTTTCTATGAAACAAGTGTGATGTCTATAATACCAATCCATTTAACAGTAGAATTGGTTGTCACTGATTCAACTTCAAAAGTAAAATAAGGTACACTTCCGATTAAAAATGCATCTGGAGTAACTTTCCAGAGTTCTTGACCTGGTGGATTATTTCTAATAATATTTTCATAACTAGATGCTACTGTTGGCGTACCATTTGTAGCAGTGGTAACTACAATATCAAATGTGGTTGCATAAACATATTGATTTTGAGTAGTTTCTTGTCCAAAAACCCTTGCCTTAATAAATGCAACCCTATCTGCAGCAAGAGCAGGTGAATTTGTTGCAAGAGCAGTTGTGCCATCTAAGGTCAACTGTAGTGTATTGTTTGCACTATCGGTTACTCTCTTAACAAGATACTTGTCATGATTTGCATCAGTAAAGTTATCACTAGCCATATGAATGGCAGAGATGTTATTCAGCTCGAAGCTGGTGTTAATCACCTCAGTAGAACCTACTGCAAAACCCCCTATTGATGAAAAATTCTTGGTTGGCATGACGTTGTATTACCTCAGGTTTATTTATACCTTGACTTTGGTAGTTGTAAATCTACCAGTAAAGGTTGTGGATGATGTTGCAGCAGAAGATTTGTTTAAACTGATATTTACGTTGTTACCTGCAACCGAAACAGTTGCATCCATCAAATCATTATCTGAAGTTATGGAGTTTGTAATAGTAGCGTGAGCAGCTGTGCCTGCAGCAGCACAGATAGCAGTTACCTCAAACATGTGTACCTTACCATCATTACTCTCAATAGTAATAAGAGTTTTTGCTCCTTTATAAGTTGTTTTATCAAATGCTGTAATCGAAGCATTTGCTGAGAACGATGTCAGTTCACCACCCTCTACACGACAGTCATCGAGTTCAACAAAGTCACCAGTAGAGTCAAATACTGTTAGGTAGTTACTTGTACCACCATTCCATCCTCTGTTGATCTTCCATTGTGCCTGTGCAGCGTTAGCATCTAAACTAATAAATGGTTTATTATCTAACTGACTTACAAAGTCTTGGTTAATAACATCAAGTCTAGCAAAAGCTGGAACTGTATTTGTTATTGCTGTAACTGTGAATGTTACATCATTTGCAGGTGTAGCACCACCGAGTAAATTACCTGCAATGGTAATTGTCTCAAGTGATTCAAATCCTGTACCTGCAGCATTGACTGCAACAGATGATATATTCTGTGAACCATCAATTACAACATCAAATGTTGCATTTATACCTTCAAATTCTGATGTACCTGCAACAGCAGTAAATGTTGTAGATGCAGTATATACACCTGTAGAACCAGTAGGAGATCCAATAGTGTCGATAGCACCTTGAATTGGAACTGCTCTTAATCTTAATCCATTAGTAACTTCAAAGTCTTTCTTAGTTCTAATTTTTGCAACAGATGTTCCATTCCTCTTAAATTCTATTGAATCTACTGAGTTATCAGTACCATCAACAATAAGAGTACCAGGTACACTGAATAGTTTAGAAGTCTTAAATGTTAATTTATCTTTGTCTAATGCTAGGCAGTTAACACCTTGAGCAAAGAATTCAAATGTATCTTCATCTGCACCAGGTGCTGATTCAGTTAATATGTAAGTATCTTGGTCAACGTCTCTAACACCACCAAGAGATACAAAGTCGGTTCCGTTATATCCTTCAAACTGTAATTGAGTAGTATTGTATCTAATAGCACCAGGTAAACGATCTAAAGCATTAGGACGCTCGTTTGTAGTACCTGAAGGAACTACGAATGATCCAGTAGTCTTACAAAGAATATCAGAACCTGCTGATGGTTTTAATACAACACCAGAACCATCTATATCAGTAACTGTAACCGTTCTACCACTTCCACCACCAACTGCAGTGATTGTAAGAGTATCACCTACAGAATAATTCTGACCTTTTGCAACAACTGTGACTGCTGAGAAATCTCCACTCGCTACAGTAACTGTTACAGTACATCCAGTACCTGCACCATTACTTGTTGTAGCAGTTGCTGTATATGTTCCATCAGTATATCCAGATCCAGTTCCTGTAACTGTCACTCCAAGAATTTGACCGAATGAACGGGTAGCAGTAGAACTATTGTTCTGAACTGTGTTATCAACTAAACGAAGTAGACCAGCATCAAGATTACCTGTAAATGTAGCATCACCATTCTCTGTATCAATTTTGAATGTTTCTGTAGTACCATCTGTAATAGAGAAGTCTACATTAGTTCCACCCTTAAATACAAAGTTACCTTCTCCTTTGGTGTCAAAGTTAAGAGGAACGCTGATATCTGTACCACCAGTTGTGATAGTATTTGTAGCATCAATCTCAAGATTAGTTGCTGCAGAACCTATCTGAACTTTGTTAGTAGCACTATCTATTTTAAAGAATGGTGTGAGACTATCAGGAGTAGCGTCAACTTGGAACTTATGGATATCTAAACCATTAGCACCAATAGATCCCTTGGCAACTCCTGCAACAGAAATACCTATCTTATCAGCATCTAATCTATAAAAACCAGTTGTGTTTGAGTTGAAAAGAGAAAATGAAGGTTCAGCTGCAGTACCATCTAATATTTGAATCTTTGTTCTCTTTATATTGCTATCTGCACCATCAACAGTCAATCCTCCATTGAAAGTTGCTAATCCAGTAAAGGTAGATGTACTTCCAACAGATAGCGTTGTAGTAGCTGCAAGACTTGTCTGAGAGGATAATCCATAGAAGGATCCATTACCACTCGCACTAATATTCCAGTTGCTTGCTGATACTTGTCCGTCAGGAGATATGATAGTATTTGCACCAGTAGGACCTAAAGTTAATCTACCGTCCTGTCCAAGTTCAATTGATTTTGTTTGATTTAAAGTTGCAATGGTTATGTTTAAACCAGTACCTTGAGTTTCCCCAACAGCAACTTCACCCAATATTAAAGTATCATTTGCTTCAAATCCATATCCACCATCTGATACAGTGACTGCAGTTGGAACTCCAACACTAGCAACAGTAAATTGGAAACCAGATCCACCACCTCCACCAACATCAGTATCACTAACACTAAGAACATCACCAACTTGATAACCTGATCCAATAGCAGATATATCACTTACTGTAGTAATACCAGTCTGAGCACCAGATAATGTGTAAAGGAAACCACTACCAGTTCCACCTGCATCATCAGCATCTACAAAGAATGTATGTCCAACAGCGAAGTTACCACCAGTTCCTTGGTTAACAATAGTAGCAGCAGTGACCACACCACCAGAAATAGTAAGGTCAACTGTCATTCCTTCTCCAGACTGACCTGCAGCACCAGTAGTAAATGTGATTGTACCGCCAAGACCCATATCAGCACCATGCTGTACGCATCTATAATCAGTAGTTCCTTCACCAGCTACAGCAGATTGTGCACCAACCACAACCTCCCAATATGATCCAGCTGTACCAGCAGTACCAGATTGTCTAGTTATTACATTAGTTGCGGTTCCTAACAGTAAGTTATGATTACTATTACTTGCATCGCTAGTGTCAAAATGATATGTGTTATTATCAATTAAACTGAAACTCGCTGCTTCAACTCCATCAATTACCCATCTATATGCACCACTTTGAATCGTAGAAATTCCTGAGGTAGCAGTACTAGTTCCACCAACAGCATTCTCTGTGTTGGCATCTTGGAATGTTCCAGTTACATTACTTAAGAAGATATATGCATTACCAGAGATATCTGTTCCAGCTGCTGTAACTGTACCACTTGCACCACTTACAGATCCAGTAACAGTTTCACCAACTTGGAAAGGTCCGTTGGTAATTGTGCTGTCTATATTAAGTTTAGTTCTAGTAACAACAGTAACTACCTTTGTAGCAGTAGGAGTGTTTCTAAGAGTTGCGTTGACTAAGGCAGTGTCAGTATATCCAGAACCACCGTTAGTAATTGTACCTGTAAATCCTGGTATGAGGAAAGTTGCAGTAGCAGATATACCTGCTCCAGTAGTTGTGAATCCTACGTTTTGATATGTGCCAGGTGTATATCCAGATCCGTTAGATGTAATGGATCCAGTTAAAGATTGAACAGTAACTGAAAGAGTAGCAGCAGCACCTGCACCACCAACAAATGTTAGTGTAGGGGCAGATGTATATCCTTCACCTGCTGAGTTGATAGTACATGTTGCAATTCTACCAGTCAGTTCGTCTAATGTTACGTTAAATGATGCTGGTGTAGTACCACCTGCACTTACGTCAATTGAAGGAAGGTTTCTATATCCTAGACCTTGAGTATCTAAACTGACAGATTCTACAGGGAAACCAACAACTGCAGTTGCAGCAGCACCTGATCCAGTTGTGTCTGCAGCATCACGAGTAATTGTAACTGTAGGTGTAGTGGCAGTTGTGTATGTACCAGCAACCCCGATGCTGAGTTGTCCAACAGCAAAACCTGGTTTAAGGTTGATGTTACCACCTGCACCTGCACCAGAGTCTGCTAGTGTACCTGAGATAGAAGCACCGTATCCAGTACCTGGATTACTGATAGATCCACCATCAATAACTCCACCAGTTTGAGTAAGAGTTACTACAGCAGTTACACCTATAAAGTGTTGACTTAGAGATCCAACTCCAGTTAATGATATTTCATTTCCTGAATTTGCATTTCCCTGTGATGATGCAACCTTAATAGTATTAGAATCAACAAATATTGCATAATAAGTACTGTTGTGTGTCAAACCACCGATAGCAGTCGCAGACGCATCAAGAGTTGTTACATCATACGTCATCTGATCACCAGTTTCAAACGTATGGTTGTTGATTGTGATAGTATTAGCAACTAAGTCTACAGTAGTTGCACTAGCACTGAATGATTGTTGTGGAGGAGCATCAGCAGTAAATGTAGGACCAGCGTAACCAGTTCCACCTGCTAAGATCTCAATTTCTGCAACTCTAGAACCATTTGCTAACGAAGCAGTAACAGTACCACCACCAGATCCACTTAATGTTACAGTTGGAGCAGCAGTATAAAGACTTCCTCTTGCACCTGCATTTAAGGTAACAGTTGCTAGAGAACCAGTGGTTGCTAAGGTTGCGGTAGCAGTTGCTATTGTATTTGGGTTTGATGAAACAGCAACAGTGTGTACACCACCAAAATATCCAGAACCTGCAGAGGCAAGGTTAACTGTACCTATCTGATTTTGGAAGACAACAAATGATCTTGTTGAGAAACATGATGCTTCAGATGATCCAAAGAGAGTAGAATCATTGAATCCAGTAATGTTTAGAACACCTTGTACTGTACTACCAAACGCAGTTGACTTATTAACATCAAAGTAAACTGCTTCTTTAACGATTGTTTCAGCGTTAACAACAAAGTCTTCGTTACCAGAAGGGTCAACGATTACCTGACCTGTCGTTGAAGTAATACTGTTACCTGCTAGACGTAAGTTACCAGTCTCAATATATGCAGGATATATGTTAGTAGTACCAGTTCCATCACTTAAAGTAATGTTTGCAGCAGACTGAGCTGTTGATGTAGCAGCGAAAGATACGTTACCAGTCTCTTGGTCTACAGAGAATGCATCACCAACACGGAAGTCACCGTCTTGGTCTGTAGAAGAATATAGAACTTTACCACTATTAAGTTCTTCTACTTCATTTGCCTGTACAGCAAGAGAAGGGTCATTAGTATAGTCAGCCTGAGCACCAACATAACCAAAGTTATGTGCAGTTAGTATTAGTTTTACACCAGAACCATCTGCCTGTACACCTTTCTGTCCATATACACATGCAGATGCAACTGAACGCATCTCAGCACCAAACTGAGAGTAGTCAGCAGTAGTTACAGCTGTAGCAGAGTCACCACCACTAGAACGAACGTCACTGATACCACCAGAACTATCTGTGAAGGTTGTAGTACCGTCTGTATCGTTTGCATGAAGCAATAGCACTGTATTCAAGTCAGAACCATATTCGCTTGTTGTAGGGGTGAATGCACCAGTGAATCTAGCAGCACCCTTACTAATTCTTACTTCATCTATATGTCCGTTGAATTCTTCTGCAGGAGTTGCTTCATAGTTACTACCAACTCTTACTGGTTTGGTAGTTCCATAGTCGTTAGTATCAGCACCTGTCCCTAGTTCTGTTCCATCAAGGAATAATTTTGTGGTTCCTCCCTGTCTTGCTACTGCAACGTGATACCAAGTACCTGTAGCAAGAGTACCACCACTACGAACTGATGCGTTACCAACACCAAAATGAAGTGTAGTACCATTCAAATAAAGTTTTGGTGCAGTATCTGTAGCACTGGTATCTCTTAAATCAAAGATATGCTGTATTCCAGTTACACTATTAGGTCTGATGAATGCTTCTATACAGAAGTTTGCTGTACCAAATCCAAAGTCTTCAGAGGTTGGTACGGTTAGAGCATCCTCAGTTCCATCTAATAATATAGATGCTGATCCAAATTTCTTTTGTGCAGTATCAATTTGGGTGTCACCGAATCTACTTGTTGCTTTTGCTGCTTTTTTAGAAGTGACGAATTCTCCAGTTCCCTTACCATCAATATAAACGTAAGTACCATCATTACTGTCAAGCACACCACGAGCAACGACTTTCTTATAAGTTACGTTACCAGATGCTATAGTTCCTGATGAACTATCAGTAAGTGTAACAACGTTGTTATCTACTTTAGTAACTTGATAGAAGTTATCTGTAGCACCACCACTAATAAAATCTGCATAGATGTAATCATTAGTTGATAAACCATGTCCAGTTCTTGTCAGTGTAACTGTAGTACCAGATCTTGCATAAGTTCCTGACTGGAAACTATCTTCTAACTGATATGCAACCTCAGCTGCAGAGAATGTACCACTAACACCAGAAAGTTTTAAACGAGTTTTACCAGTACCAAACTTACCAGTAGGACCTTGTATACCTTGTATACCAATAGATGCAAAATAGTTGAAGCAATTCAACCACTCTACACGAACACCGTTAGTTGCCTTAACACCTATTTGATTCGGAGTTATAAATGTACACTCGTTGAATAGTACAGAACAATGCTGTGATGCTGCTGCATACTGTGCACCATCTAATTTAGCACCACGACCTGCATCTCCCTGTGTGTATCCGTAAGGATCTGAACCAGATGTTACACTACCTTTGGTAGAAACTGTAACTCTTTCGATATATGGACTCTTAACTGCGTTAACATTGGATGCTAAAACAAATGCATATCCTTCATCAGCACCACTGTTGTATAAAAAATCTTTGATTGTCAAGTCGGAGATATGTACTTCTCCAGCTATGATAAATGCGTTATTATCGTTTGTTGCCCCTGTGGGTTTTATAGATGTAGATCTTAAGTTTGTACCACGTATTGTTACACCATCAGGTACAGTCATAGGGAATGCTTCCTGATATTCACCAGGTGCAATGACAATAGTATCTCCACTTGTAGCTACACCAAGAGCTGCAGTAACTGTTAAGAATGGAGTATCTGGATGCTTACCATTATTACCACCATTTGCTAATGTGGCAGAATCAGAACCAACCGTAGCAACATAATAAGTATTCCCCTGACCATTCGTGATGTCAGAAGAAAGCATGGTAGTAACCACCTCACCCGTGTTGGGTTTCTGGTTTGCTACCTCTATTATATTTGATCCGTTTCTAGCGTATAGTTTTCTATCCGCTATATTAAGAGCGACTTCTCCGTCTTCTAAATTAGAAGTCGTCGGGACTGCTGCTGCTGTCGTCGATCTCTTTAGTTTGATTCTCGTTGCCATCTAAAGCATTCTCAGATTGTTGATCTTGATTCATACTATTTAACTGACTTTGTAAGTCACTTATTTGTGCTTCTAACATAACGTTAGTCAAAGTCAAATCACTTATCTTTTTTTGTAATGTAGCAATAACAATTTGTACGTTCATAAGTCAGATTCTAAAATGTTCCCCCGTCGATCGTGTTTGTCCAGACTGGAACTCCAGCTGAAGTGACGGTCAATACTTGATATGATGTAGTGGCATCATTACCTGAACCAGGTGTTGCCATGTTTGCTGCTGCAGTAACTTGCAAAGCACCAGTTGTGTTACCATAAATGATACCATTTGAGGTAAATGTACCTGCACCAGTACCACCAAACTCAACTGCAAGGTCAGTATCGAGTTCTAGGTCTCCAATAACAACAGTACCACGGTTTCCAGTTACACCGAAAACAGTACCTGTGTCAGTTGCTTCTTCAATGAATGTCCAAGCACCTGCACCATCTGCACCACCTGTACGATCATAACCGAAGAAACCAAACTTGTTAGTTCCAGATAGGTTGTAATGAACCTTAACACCACGATCCATTGCATCATCAGCACCCCTAACTGTAGTTAAGATAGCACCAACAACTTGGTCAGCAGTGATTGCATTACTTACGGTAATGGTTTTAGTACCTGTGTTGATAGCAGATATAGTTGTGCTGTTAGGAATACCAGTACCAGTGATTGCATCACCAACCTGTAATTGCTCTACAGCATCAACTTGTATTTGAACTGTTGCGTTACCTGCAAAGGTAGCAAGAGTTTTAACTGTTACAGGAGTAGTAGGATCACCTAATTCAATGGTAGGATCGTTAACAGACATTGAAGCACTGTTAACAGTAGTTGTTGTACCATCAATTTGAAGGTCACCCTTGATTATAACCAAACCATCAGCGTCTCCACCTGCAGGATATGGGTCAATAATCAATTCTTGTATATTATTAATAGTAGATAGTGTATTACCATCCAACTTGAGGTTATCAATCTCAATTTGACCAGTCTGAGCTGTATTACCAGAAATATTTGTCTGACCGTTGAATGTTACACCGTTTTGGAAAGTGGTTGTAGCATTAACAGTTAAACTATCTGTATCAGCAGTACCAATAGTAGTATTGTCATCAACCTTGAGGTCTTTAACCCATGCAGTTGCTGCAACACCAATACCACCTCCAAAGGTTACAGATGCAGTTGATACGTTGGAAGCATCAGTTGTATCCTGATAATTTACAGTAACACCAGTTGCATAGTTCCAATCAGCACCTTCTACCTGAATCTTATCTGAGGTAGTCTCGTCATAATATATGGAAGCATCCTTTGTATTACCGAAATGAAGCTTCATGTCATCAGCGATACGCAAGTCGGGGGTACCTGTTACACGCTTGATGTCCACAACAGCATCAGAATCGTTGAATACAAATTCTACATCACCTGTAGTACCGAATTCTAATTCTTGACCATCCTCTATAACGATCTTACCTGTGCCATTTGCACGCATGATAAGGTCAGCATCAGTAGTTGATGTTGTAATGACATTGGCATTTAGTTCAATGTCGTCAACTAACCACTGGTCAATCTTTGAGTTACTATCAACAATAACTGATGAACTTGCAGTTAGAGTACCATGAACATGGTCTAGCATGTCTGTGAAGTACTTACCACCCACAATTTGTGCAGCACCGTTGTTATCACCTGCAAATAGGCGATCACCTGCGTTTGCTTGTGTACCATTAGCACCGATAGTAAGTGCTAGTTCACCAAAGGTAATGGTGCCTGGTGCGGTTGATCCAGTACTCCTTTTAATGAGTATATTTGATGCCATCAGAAGCTACCCCC